CATGTAACCGCAAGAGAGCCACCATTAGGATGTTCAAAGACTCCTGTAACTCGATCATCTGTGTATTCTTTCCAATCAACTTTTCCTCCCGCGTTCTGAAAGCGTGCAAGCATCGCGTCAGCTTTGAGGGCTGGACGACCTTGAATAATGTGAAAATCCCGCGCAGCAGTCGCGGGGTGTAAGCCCTCTGCCTGTGCTACGGCCATTAAGGCAAGAACCGAATTCTTGTCCTTCATACCAAACAGACCGGACGCGGCAATCGCCGTGGCCATCTGTTCCATTTCTGAATATGCGACTATATTAGACATGAATCATCTCCGCTAAAGTGTAGATAGTGTCAATGACTGATGACACCGCCATAATCCAAACTGCTATATCCATACTATTCATAAGACACCCCCATAGCTGAACGCAAAACAGAACGAATATAAGCATAAGTAGCCTCAATGTCGGCTGGTGAACCTCGCAATCGGGTGTGCTCGGCATAGTCAGGATTAAAGACCTTTTCCGACCGAACCAAAATTTCCGATTTATTGGTAATCACAATCTTGCGACTGTCCACTTGACGCACAAAAACCTGTGCGACCGAAGGCAAATCGGTATAGTTTCTCGCAATCATGTTGCTATAAACCGACTTGACATACTCTTTAGAAATGCCGTCCATCATGGCAATCACCGCACATAAGCGCACAGACGCGCTTGAAAATACTTGCGTAGTGCCAGAACAAAACTCGATTAGCTCATCATGTAATGGCCCAAATCCGCTGTTGTAAATTTCAAGGCATTGATCTGCGGTGACGGATAAGCGTCCAGAAAACACCATATACCCCGCCAAACGACACGTTTCTGCGGTCTTTTTGTGCAAATGCGTTTGATCGGATATGGTGCGTTTAATGCCTGAGTCCACCACCTTAAACGCATCAGGATCAACCCCTTTAGAAACGACCATTTCAATCGGTTTGCCATAATCGACAATCGCAGCCAGACGGTGCTGGCCATCAATCAAGCGACCATTGCTGTCAAAAGAAATGCCTTGATGGGTTAAGACCCACTCTCCACGGCGCATGGCGTTGGCTAAGGATGACACCCACCAGCCACGCAAGCGGCGGTTATCATAATTGGCACTATCTAAAAACTGTTGTGCTTTTACTGGATCAATTTTAATTACTTCGGTTTGCATAATGACTCCTCTCATTTAACCAAAAAGCGTCTTGCGCCTGGTTGTTCAACAACAAATTGCTCATAAATGTCAGGCATGGCACTTCTGAACAGATCAGCACTAAACCGCTTACTAGACTTGCTAGACTTCCATGTGACTAAGGTTTGACCATCAACGGTGCGTATTTCTTGAGACTCGCCCATCAGGTTGCGGATTGCTACCTCGACTTGCTCCTCAGCAGCCTCAAGATTCTTAATTTGATTCTTAATATCTCTAAGCTGAGTGATAGCCATTTCAACTTGACGCGTAGCAGTAACAACTGCGGTAGAGCTTTGCGGGAACATAATCTTAGTTTGCTCAATACTTTGAGCTGGCGGTAAGTTGCCTGATTGGCAGTACCCCCAGACCTCAGCCATCTTCTTAATGAGATCATCTTTTTCACTTTCTGAAATATCAAATTCAAAAGTTTGGAATTCTTGACCGCCAAATAGCACGGCAAGATAGATTTTTTGTATGCCATGGCAAGCAGCTTCATGCACCAGCTGGGCATAATCCGCATCAGGAACGCGGTTGGTATCAGGATCAAAGTTGTTTCTAACGGCAGCATTGTAGTTTTTTGCCTCTACAAGTACAGAACCATCAGCAGAAACAAAATCAAAATGAGACCTAAACCAATCGTGCTTGGAGTGGGTGATTGCATAATCGGCATCCTTTAATTCAATTTTTAAACGGTCTTGTGCCAGCCGACCAATGATCGGTTGCATGGTGTGACCCATCTGCACGGCTTCGACATGAGAAAGATCAGGCAAAGGCTTTTTACCTTGCTTTTCCAAAATCACATCTACGGCTTTGCCATTGGCTACCTTGCGGGAATCCCCACTCCAGATGGCTGAATTGCGTACTTCGGGCGCGAAATCTTGTTGATTGTTCATGCTTATCTCCCAAAAGGAATTTGTGATAGATCATCAAGATCCGCGTCTGCATACTTTGGTGTGGTATCAGGCTCGATCACCCAGTTACCCGAATAGAATGGGTATTCTTCGATGTAACCTTTTTGCTGGCCTTGACCAATTTGGTTGACCATGGCGTTGATAGCATCACCAATGGTTTCCCCATCGGCAATGTAAACATTGAGTTTTAGCTTCATATTGTCCTCTCATAGTTAGGATTAAATGTGTACTACGAGAACAGTATAAACGATTAAGAAAGTATTGCAACACATCATGTTGTTTTTTATTTTTTCCATCTACCGACGAATTCAAATTAAGGGTAAACCCCCTGTGGATAAGTCTGTGGATAACCTGTGGATAACTTGTGGATAAGTCTTGTACGGGAGGGGTTACATAGATGTTATATATATATTTATATACGATTCAAAGAATCGTATAACTATCGTAGAACTTTTCTATTTTATTTCTATCTTCTATTTAACGACTGGTTCGCCTTGCGCGTGAAATTCTATTTTTTGCATCTACCGACCGTTTCAAATCTAAGAACCTGGCCAAAAAAATAAAAAAAATTTAAAAAAATATAATAAAATCAATTATTTAGAGATAATCAAATAATATATTTTAATAAATAATCAAAATATCAAATAAAATTTATTTAATAAAATCAAGGGTTTACGAGCTTTTCAAGCTGCTTTTTTGACCTTGTAACCCTTGTAGTATCAAGCAATTCAATTTTAAGCCGCTTAAAAAAGCCGTATAGCAGTTTTTATTCTTTTTGATATGTCGGTATCAGTAGATACAAAAAAACCCGCCGTAGCGGGTTTAAAAGCGTCCTAAAGTTGTTTTAAAGTTTACATTCCTTGAGATTAGTCAATAAGACAATAAACACAATTAAAACAATGGCACACAATATGTCGTCGAGCGTCGGCTTATTTTGCATATTCGCTTTTCCTCGTATTGAATGAGTTGCTGGTATTGACGCCGTAATCGTCGTATTCGTTACGAGTTAAAAACGGAAAAGCCTCGCGCGCCGCTATGTCGTCCGTCATAACTTTAATAAACCAGTCCTCGCCGATATTGCCGTCCAAAACCATATACGCGACCTCGTTAAAAGCCTCAAAACCAAATAACTCGACAAAATCAAGACAAGTATTGAGAGATACGCTCGCGGCTTTGCTGTAGCCGTTATCCGCTAAGTCCGAAAGCATTATTTCAATATCGTCGTAATAGTCGTAGTAATTGCCGAGCTCACATTCGTCGTCGTAATCGCCATAGTCATAGCCGTTCATGTAACCGATTGGCGTCCGATAACCATAGCGCGGATACTGGACGCGTTGTTGCGGCTTTTCTTTCACTTGTTTTGCTTGTTTTTTAATACCCTTAATCGGCGTTTTAGATACGCTTTTAGTCGCGCTCCAAGCGTAGGTGTTACTGAGCCATAAGCCTCCCCAGTAAACGCCGCTCGAGCGATTGACAACGGCGAGCCGTCCTAAGTTGTCCATCAAAACGAATTTATTGCTTGCGCCGATATGCGTTCCAACAATGTCCGAAAACGATTGAGTGAAAGCGTAATCAGGGTTACTGGTAAGCATAGGACGCAAGTAATCGCGGATATAGTGCCAAGTGTCGCTCTTACTGGTATCGGCGGCGTTGCCAGTAGAAAGAACGCCGTTATGCATGAGCCATAAGTCAAGACCATGCTCGTCCTTGCTTAATATCTCATACGGATGACAATTTTCTAAGTCGGTATTGCCATGCGTCCGCATACGCAAGTGATAAGCGCAGTCGCGACCCTCGATATGCTCGCGATAAAAAGCGATAAATTGTTGCGCGTTTTTTGGTAATACTTTCTCGATTACCAGTTGCGAACCAACGACTGTCATAACGCCAACGCCGTCCGAGTTGTAATCGTAAAAGTCCTCGAGCCATGCGTCCGAGAGTTTAGGCGAGTGTTGCGATTGAGTGATAAGTAAACACATGATTAAAGTTCCTCGTTGTTAGAGATTGTGAGAGAGCCGCCGAAAGCGACTGGACGCGGCTTACTGGTAAATGGCAAAGTAAAACCCTTCTCGACCAGATACGCGCGTAAAAAAACAGTATCGCGGCGATTGTTTTCTAAACAGATGTATTTGAGAAAATTAGCCGTCGAGAGTTGCGCTTGAGAAGTGTCGCGACAAAAAAGCCATGACGCATAAGTAAATTCCAAGCAAGCCATAATCGTCGAGTATTTGAGCGTTCCTTTAAACAAGCGAAATTCGATTGTCTTGTCGTTTTGAAAATTCAAAGCCTCATATCGGTCATTGTTTAGATGACGCAATTTATCCGCTTTAGAGCCGCCGCGTAGAGCGTCCTTGAGCCAATGCTTGTCGTTTTGCTTATTTTGAAATTTAGCGTAGCCGCTTGCGTCGCGCCGCGCCAATGCTTTGACGAGCTTTGAATTCTTTTCGTCGTTGATAAACAAAATCATTTTGGCGGCGTGGAGCATACTCATGTCGGCTTTACAGATATGTATATGCAAGCCGCAAGTCGTTGTATTGTGAGACTTAGCACCGACAAAACGATTTTTAAAAAACGAGAGTTGTTGAGCATGAACATCAAGGCCGGTGTAGGCCGTAACCATCTCAAAGCCGCGTGTAAGCGAGCCGTCGTTTTCAAGACAACAATACTTGTAATCGGTTTTACTAAGCGGCGAATGGTAATGACCAATCGCGTCCAGTATTTGACCTGCCTTATCGTCAAGGTCAAAGTCGCGACCTATTTCCATCTCGAGCTCGAGCCCTAAAAGAATACGCGGCTTACGAGTGTCGTAACTGGATGGAATATGTCCGAGCTTGCGACGACTGGAATGATACGAGCCAATATTGTCATAGCCGTCGTCGTTGTATTCGTCGTCGTCCTCGTCCGAGTTGTTAGAGTAGTAGCCGCTCCGCTCCGAGTAGTAGTAATTGTCCACGCAACAAGAGCACACACTGTAATCGTCCTCGACATTGTAAGAGTCGTCGCTATAGCCAATCTCGTCGCAGTCGTAGCACTTAAAGTAATTGCCGCCAAACTTTACCTCGAGCCATTCAGTCCACTCGGTGTAATCGCCGCGAATGTCGTCGTAATCGCGTAACGCGTTTAAAGCCTCGTCCGCGTCCGCGTTGAGTAGTGCGTCGCGTAACGCTTTGCCGAGCGCGTCCATGCGTTGAGATTGTTCCAGATACCTCGAGCCGTTCCAGTAAGACCGACGAGACGAGCGAGACCTCGCTAAGTTCCAGCGAATAGTGTCGCGAACGCTTGTGATACTTGCGCCGCGCTTTCTTTCAAGTAATAAGTTCATTGTTGATACCTCTTTTTAGGAAAGGGCAAAATTACCCTCTCGCGAGTATCGCATAAAAATGTATGTATGTATGTATCTGTAATTACATACAGAATGACATACAACAATAGCCGTATAACCCTTATGTTTACTTGATTACTAGAGTTCTCGACGAGTTGATGTAAATACTAGGTAAAAGACAAAAACGGCGTATAGAGCGTTTTAACGCGTTTTAGGGGTATAGCTCATTTTGTGAGCCGAGCATACATAGATTGTCTATAGACTATATATATATATAGTATTTATCTATTATCTATAGTTTATATATATGTATATATACATATTTGTTTAATAGTTATTATGTATGTAATATAGATAATCGTATATTAAGAAAAGGGTAATAACGATATTGAGTATATATGCCCTTATTCGCGCTCTACCGAATAATATATATTTGAATATATATACAAGGGTATAAGGGTATTTATATAGATAATGGTATGTATAAGGGTATAGGAATATATTTATATAATATAATCTAGGATTATCCGATAATGGACAATCGGATTATCTCCGATTATCTCGATAATGATTTTATGGATTATTATTTTGGGCATGGCTTGTAGAGGCGAGTGCCCCTCTCGTGTCTCCCCCCAAAAAAAATTCGTGTTTTTACAGATGCTGCAAACAGATGGTATTGGGAGCTAGGTCTATGCGGTCTGATGTTGTTCCGTAGATGGTGCGTGATAACACGCTGTTTTGATTGAACTTATTGAAGGTTGGCCAGAGCGGTCCTGTGTCTATCGCCTCTATGTGCTTGACGCGTTTGGAGAGAACCCCGATATCAGTTACCGTGTAATTGCTCTCTAGCGTGCTAGGAACGACCCCTGTAGGATGGGTTGTAATCACTTTTATGCCCTCATTTGCTAAATCTCGCGCCCGATTTGCAAAGAATTGAGGGGTAAAGTCTGGAAGTTGCCCAGATGCGGGGGGCGAGTTAATGATGAGGTACTCAAACTCGTATCTGCATGGCTCGCCTAATGCGGGGTAATCGAGCAATAAGTCTTCCTTGCCAGCTATCGGGTTAGGCACTTCTAGGCGGTCTGATAGATAGTTAAACCAATCGAAGTGGAATGCCACCCAATCGCGCCTGGCTTGATGGTTGTAAAAGAAGTTCTTGTAGCCTATCCAGCTATTGACGGCCTCTGGCGGGATGCGTAAATCGCGCAATAGGATGGGCGCGTCTTCACAAAGCGGGAGCAGCTGCGCGTGGTATTGCTCTTGGCAATGGTGCGTGAAATCTAAGTGAGGGTTTTCCTTGCAAACCTTTCTCAAATAGTTAAGATGAATCAGTTGATCGCCTAAATGATATTCGTTGTATGTGTGTATCATAGTGTTGTATTATTAGGTTAAACAAAGGAGTGACGATATGAGTATAGCAATAGAAAAGAATGTGCCAACGCCACAAGCAAAAAAACGCAATAGCTACCCTTACAAGACCATGGATGTAGGTGATTCGTTTTTTGTGCAAGACACGGACATTCGCACCATGTGTAACAACAACTATCGTGCGGGTAAAACCCATGAGCGCAAATTTGTCGCAAGACGGGAAGGTAACGGGGTAAGAGTATGGAGAACGGAATAAGCGTTAATGATTTAATTGAAAAGGCGGACAATGACGCCAAGAAGTCTTACATGACGAGGGTTTGGTCTATGACCAAAGATCAGATTTTTCACGAACTTATGCGAGTTCATGGCGAATCATCTAAGCTTCTCATGCAAGCTCAAGCGGAAATAGAACGGTTAAATAAGCTACTAGACCCAGATGACGGAGACATCAGACATTGAAAAGCTGCGCGCAGAGCGGCTTTTGTACAAGTCAGAAATGCTAAAGGCGATCGTTTGCCGCACTAAGAGGCAAAAAATTGCCTTGGCGGCCGAATGGAAAGAAAAGTACAGTCAAATGACTTATGACCAGCTGATCGCCCTAGCGAAGAACCATCAAGCGCGGCTCAAGGTCGCGTACTGGGATTTGGCTGATTTTGAAATCAAACGAATGGGGAAACATCAATGAAAACCGCCGCCGTAGTGACGGTGACCAACGGCAAGCGTCCTTGGGAACTTTCTAACTGCATCGCGTCTGTGAAAGCTCAGACTTACCCTTGCACGCATTACATCCTGTGTGATGACGACTTTAATGCCTATGCTGAACTTCGCCGTCTAAACCCAGAGGTCAAGATTTGTTTTTGGGATAACCGCATTGGCGGTCGTGGCTATGCTGGCCAGCGTTGGTTAGCTGCTTGCCCCCAGCTGGTGACTGAGGATGTCACTTTCTTTTGCAATGATGACGATTGGTATGAGGTAAATCATGTACAGACCATTATGGAGAAGATCGAAGAAGGGAATGACTGGGCGTACTCTTTTCGCAAGATCAATGATGAGGACGGCAATTTTTTGCTTTACGATAATTGCGAGGCGTTGGGGGAAGTTGCCGCCGTATGGAATGCTCCTGGCCACCATTTCGTTGATTGGTGTATGTGGGGTATGCGGACAGATTGCCTAAAGCAGATCGCCATCATTCTCAACCGACCAGACCCCGCAGCGGACAGGCACTTCTATAACGCCGCCAGAGAGGTCTTTCCAAAGTTTGAGGCTACGGGTCAGCACACCTTTAATTTTCGCCTTGGCGGCACTTGTGGCGTGAAACGCGAATACTTTGACATGGGCAACCTAGAGATGCTGCGCCGTTTTAACGGCAAATTGCCTTGGATTCAAACATGAGCAGATTTAATCTTGCCCACTTTTATGAGTTTTGTAAGACCCTTCAAATTGAAACCAAGGAGAAGGGATTGGTTCGCATGGATCAGCTGCTTGGCACGCAGACCTATGTGATGGACGAAATTGCCAAAGGTCTTGAAGAAGGCATCCACTTTTTTGTAGTTTTAAAAGGACGACAACTTGGAATCACAACAATCTCCCTCGCACTTGACCTCTACTGGCACTTCCTCAATCCAGGACTTCAAGGCACGCTTACAACAGATACGGAAGAGAACAGAGATATGTTCCGATCCACCCTTGCCATGTATATGGACGGTCTCCCCAAGAAGTATAAAGTCCCGATCCTTACTCACAACCGAAATGCTCTTGCCCTCAAGAACCGCAGCCGTCTCTTTTATCAAGTCGCTGGGCTTAGAGCCAAAGGAAGTCTGGGTCGCGGTAAGGGTATTACCTTCCTCCACGGAACTGAAACATCATCGTGGGGTGATGAAGAAGGACTTGCTTCTCTCCTTGCTTCGCTAGCGGAAACCAACCCAGACCGCCTGTACATCTTTGAATCGACTGCCCGTGGCTTCAATATGTTCCACGATATGTATGTCACCGCCAAACGCTCCCGTACCCAGAAGGCCATCTTCTGTGGCTGGTGGCGTAACGAGCTTTACATGGCTGATCCTGACAGTAGCGTGTACAAAACCTACTGGGACGGCAAACTGACGGGTGAAGAGAAGGAATGGGTCAGGGATATCAAGAAACTGTACAACTTTGAAATCAATAGCCGTCAGATTGCTTGGTGGCGTTGGAAGATGACCGAGGGCATGAAAGATGATAGCCTGATGTATCAGGAGTTCCCGCCTACCGAGGACTACGCCTTTGTGATGACGGGTACATCGTTCTTCTCTAATTCAAGGTGTACAGATGCCGTTAAAAAACTTAAGAAGCGTTCTTTTGATTCTTACCGCTATAGCTTTGGAGTCAATTTCCAAGATACGGAAGTTCTCAAATCTACAGAAAGGCTGGCCACGCTCAAGGTTTGGGAAGAGCCTGTGGATACTGCTTATTATGTTATCGGTGCTGATCCCGCTTACGGAAGCTCTGATTGGGCTGACCGTTTTTGTATTCAAGTATTTCGGTGCTACGCAGACGGATTGGAACAAGTGGCTTCATTTGCAACTTCCGAGCTCAACACTTATCAGTTCGCTTGGATCATTGCTCACCTAGCGGGCGCGTACAAAAACTCCACCTTGAACCTTGAAATCAATGGTCCAGGACAAGCCGTCATCAACGAGTTGCGTAACCTTAAGCGTCAGGCAGCTTCCATGGGTACGGCTTTAGGCAAAGACCTCTTGGATGTGTACGGCAATATGCAAAACTACATTTGGCGTAGAAACGATACCTTGGGTGGCGTGTCCAACTCGATTGGCTGGATGACTACTGCCGCGACTAAAGAGCGGATGCTTACTTACATGAAGGATTATTTTGAGCGCGGCATGATGGACATCTGGGACATGGAGACCATTGAAGAGATGAAGACCACCATTCGTGATGGCGGGTCAATCGAAGCGTCTGGTCGCAACAAAGATGACCGCGTGATTGCCTCTGCCTTGGCTTGCGCTGCCTTTGCCGAGCAAGTCCAGCCACGCCTGATCGCGCAAAAGATTACCCGCACAATCTCCAAATCTCAAGACGACTTTACGCCAGAACAGTTGACAGTAGGGCGTAATGTGTCGGACTATCTCAAAAGGATAGGAGTGTATGGAAAATAAACGGGTTTACCCTAAATCCGAGCTTAAGCGGATCATTAAACGGTTCTTCCAAGACAAGAATCGGGGTATCTCTATCGCTTTATTTGCCGAGCTTGCTGGCGTTTCCCACTTGTATTTGCGCGATATATTTCTATATGAAACAGAACCGCTAAGTGAAACGGTGCAGCGCAGAGTGGACAAGGCTTACAAGGCATGGGTGAAAGGCGAAGTTGCCATCATGCAAAACCGCGATACCAGCAAATTTGTGCAATATCGCAAGGAAGCCAAGCCTGTAATGCAACGCACTACGGGTCTGCAGCTGGTAAATGGGCAATTTAAAGTCAGCGTAGGAGTCAAGCCTAAGTATGACTATTCTGGTTTAACACTTGACGAACAGTTGGAAAGGGGATAGAAATGGCAGTAGTAAACGATTACAAGTGTCCAAAGCACGGATACTTTGAAAGCCGCAAGGCTCAATGTCCAATGAAGGATTGTCATGAAGAAGTATTTGTTGTCTTTTTGCAAGCACCTAATTTCATTAGTGAAAAAACCAAGTTCACCGATAAATCCACCAAGCAGCTTGCCATCGAGTTCGATATGTCCGATATCAAAACCACAAGAGAAGGCGAGAACCAAAGCGGTTACCTCACCCGTAAAAACAAGTTCAGCGAAAAAGAATACGAGCAAGCCGAAAAGTACGCCACCCGTAAAAAAGGCGTCAACAAAGACAAGCTCAGTAAGCCAGTTCCCGTTGTCGAGCAAGCAAAAGAAGCGCGTGCGGGAGATGCAGCAATCTGGGGCGGTGGATTCCAAGGAATGAATTTGCAGTCTGTTTTAACTGGCAGATTTGCTCAACCCGTCAGAGATGAGCAAGTGGGCTTGACACCAAGCCAAGCTGGTATTAAAACAGGACCTGTAACCGATCCCATGAGTACAATGAGAGATCCCGACAACTTACAGATTAAAAAATGAGAATACCTACAGGCGAAGACAGAGAGGATTTCTATTTAGACATCATTCAAAAGTGCATGGTGTCGCGGGAAGAAAGACGCGGAGACTATACGACTCTGCGATCTTTTTATTTGTTTGGTAATGATCCTGAGTCCCCGCCAGCGTATTTCAATAAGATTCACCCTCACTTAGATCAGCTGACCAGCTTTCTGTATTCAGCTGAAACCACTAGATTCTCAATTGCGCTAGGCGCATCCGTTAATACCGCAGAACACCGTAAGACCCCAGCATTAACCCAAGCATTAAATGATGAGTGGCTTAATTCTAATGCGGATCAAGTCTTCTCAACCGCGCTAACCTGGTCATTGGTGTACAACACGACCTTTATCAAGCTGGTTTACAAGAACGGTATTCATCCTTACATGATTGAGCCTTCGGCAATCGGCGTGTTGCGCGAAGATACCCCTTATACAGACAGGCAAGAAGCCCTTGTTCAGACCTACTACATTACGAAATCGGAACTCTACGCCCGTCTGTATTCCCATCCAAAGCGCGATTCCATTGTTTCTCGCGTAACCACAGGCGTAAAAGTATCAGAATCAGACATTCCTGATGCCGTAAACCGTATTGTGATGAGCCAAACCAACCCTACCATCTACGGTAATGTGAACATGGATTTGTACGGTATGAACCGCTACAAGTCTAAAGTTGCCGAAGAAACGGTAGAAATGACTGAGTTGTGGTTGTGGAATGATGACACCGAGGACTATCAGGTTGTCACCATGGCCGCGCCCGATGTCATTATTTACGATAGACCTGGAGCATCCGTGTTCCTTAAGGGTGAATTGCCTTTTGTGCAGATTTGTCCTAACCCTTTATACGATTACTACTGGGGTGCGTCAGAGTGCCAGCAACTTATTTTGCTTCAGCAGCTGCGTAACACCCGCATGACCGAGGTTTTGGACTTGTTGTCTAAGCAAGTGTCTCCACCAACGGCATTTAGCGGTTTCTCAGGCATTACAGACGAGAAATACTTTGCTTTGCAGCGCGCTGGCTCAATGATTGCCACCGATATGCCAGGAGCAAAGGTAGATCGCCTCGCGCCCGAGATGCCACCCGATTTATTTGAAGTCATCCACGAAATTGACGCAATGTTCTCGGAAGTATCGGGAATTTCAAATGTACTGAGCGGAAAAGGCGAGGCGGGTGTCCGATCTACGGGTCATGCTAGCCAATTAGCCCGTCTTGGTAGCTCACGCGCGAAAAAACGCGCCCTGATTGTGGAGGATAGCTTAGAAAAGGTTGCAACCCTGTATCTCAAGATGATGCAAACCTATGACAACACGCATTTTCGCGATACGGATGATGTGCCGTTTATTCCAGAGCAATTTACTAAAGATTATGTGGTCAAGGTTGATGCACACAGTAATAGC